CCTTATGGTCAACTGCTGAAAAAGAAGCCATTGGTATTTATGAAGTTGTTTGGGATAACACCAATAAAAAAGATGAGGCTTATTATACTAACACTAATCAATCCTTTGCTTTTGCTGGTGGAGCAGTCACCGCTTCCTATGGAAGTGCTACTGCTAAAGCATTGGCAGACGTAACAGATGAAGATGATAATGTTATTCCAGGATTAAAAACCAAACATAAAGAAATTATAAAACAACAAGCGAGTGGCTTATTAACTCCGACAGACTGGTATGTCATCAAGGCAACCGATGTTGAAAGTTATTCAGTACCAAGTGCAATCACAACTTATCGAGCTTCAGTTAGAATAGCATCAAATGAAATGGAAGTCTTAATAGATGCTTGTAGTACAGTTGATGAACTTGCAGTTTTATATGAATACGTCAATACAGGCACAGAAGAAAATCCAGTGATGGAAAGACCATTAGGCGAATTTCCAGAGGCGGTTTAGTGACTATCATTATACCAGCGAATACTTTAGCAGATGCCGCTTTTTCAGTAGACAATTCCTGTCGGTTTAATGATGGGGATAGTGCTTATATGCACAAGACACCTGATAGCACAACAAATATTAAAAAATGGACATTAAGCCTTTGGGTAAAACTAGGAGATATGGCTTCAAGAGAATGTCTTTTGTGGGCATCTAGTGATGGTGGTTCAAGTGATTATGTTGAAATACAATTTAAAGCAGATCGCACACTCAATTGGCAAGTCAAAGGAAGTAGTGGCACAACACCCAGTGTATTAGAAACAACTAGATTATTTCGTGATCCGAGTGCGTGGTATCATTTAGTTTTTGTATGGGATTCAGACAATGGAACTGCTGGAAATCGCCAAAGAATTTATGTCAATGGTACAGAGGAAACTGTTTTTAATACAGATACTAATCCATCTTCAGGCGATGGTTCTGTAATTTTAACCAGTGGTGTTGAAATGGATTTAGGAAAACAACATGGTACTACTCATTATTTTGATGGCTATATGGCTGAAGTGGCTCTTTGTGATGGACAAACCTATGCCGCTTCTGACTTTGGAGAATTTGATGAAGACAGTCCTACAATATGGAAACCAAAAGATATTTCAGGTTTAACATTCGGCACACACGGATTTTATTTAGACTTTGAAGCAAGTGATAATTTAGGCAACGATGCCAATGGTGGAACAGATTTAACAGAAGTGAATTTTGCCGCAGCAGATCAAGCAACCGATACACCAACGAATAATTTTTGTACTTTAAATCCTTTGGATAATTATTATGATCCTGCAACTTTTAGTGAAGGTAATCTTTCAATCACTACTGAAACAGATGGTAGATCATTTAAAACAGGTACATTTGGAATATCAAAAGGAAAATGGTATTGGGAAATTTTTAGAAGAAATGCTAATGGACATACTGAATTAGGAATTGCTGGTATGCCTAGTGATGCCGCTGACGATCATTTAGGTAAAGATGCTTTTACATACGCAGTTCACAGCGATGACGGACAATGGTTCACTAATGATAGTGGAAGTTCTTTTGTATCTGCTCACAATTCTGGAGGAACTTATCCTGACCACGTTGTTTCAATCGCTTTGGATTTAGATAATAATAAATTTTATTTTGGCATTAACGGCACGTGGGAAAATAGTGGGGATCCTACCAGCGGTGCAACAGGAACTGGTGCTAAAGCAATAGCCGCCGCTTCAACGACACCTACTGGATTATGGTTTCCAGCAGTTTCAGATAAACACAATGCTTATAATATACAACTTGATATGAATTTTGGAGGAACTTCTGCTTTTGGAGCAACAGCAGTAGCAAGTGCAAATCAAGATGGAAATGGTTATGGAAATTTTGAATTTGCCGTTCCAAGCGGATATTACGCACTATGCACTAAAAACCTAGCGGAGTATGGATAATGGCTTATACAACAATAGACGATCCTGAAGCATATTTTCAAGTTAAGACTTATACTGGAAATTCTACAGACGATACAGCAATAACTTTAGATGGAACAAATAATCTCCAACCAGATATGGTCTGGTTTAAAAGCCGAAGTGCTGCAATAAATCATGTACTTGTTGATTCAGTTAGAGGAGTAACAAAATATCTAACATCAAACGACACCTCTGGCGAAGCTACTGTATCTGATGCTTTAAAAAGTTTTGATTCTGATGGTTTTACTTTAGATGAAGATGCTACTACTTCTTCGGCTTTTGTAAATGGAACAGGTAAAACCTATGTCACTTGGTGCTGGAAAGCCAATGGTACTGGATCTTCGAATACAACTGGTTCAATTAACACAACAGCAACTTCGGCAAATACGACATCAGGATTTTCAATAATAACTTACACAGGAAACGGAACATCTGGTGCAACGATAGGACATGGTTTAGGTGTAGCACCAACTTTTATTGCACTTAAAAATAGAAGTATGACTGGAGGTGCTGCAGAACCTTGGAGAGTTTATCACGATAAAAATACTTCTGCACCTGCAACAGATTATTTAGCTTTAAATACTACCGCTGCAACAGCAGATGATGCTAATGCATGGAACGATACAGCACCTAGTTCAACTTTGATTACATTAGGAAATGGTGGTGCTAGTAATCAAAATACAGAAACTTATGTTGCTTATGCCTTTGCAGATGTACAAGGCTTCAGCAAGTTTGGATCATACACAGGAAATGGCTCGAGTTCAGGTCCATTTTGTTTTTGCGGATTCCGACCAAAACTGGTTATTACAAAAATGAGTAGTGGACTTGCAAACTGGGTTATGAAAACTGATGGTGTTGGTGATGCAGATAATCCACAAACAGAATTTATATATGCAAGTGCTACTGCTGCTGAAGGTGATGGATCACATATGGATTTTTTAAGCAATGGCTTCAAATGGAGAGATGCTGCAACAAATAATAATCAAGATGGATCAACTTATGTCTACATAGCTTTCGCAGAAGCACCATTTGTAAATTCAGAAGGCATACCTTGTAACGCTCGTTAAGAGGATTATGAAACTAGATGAAATGGTTATTAATAAGTTGGATTTGCAGCGGTATCGCTATGGGTTGCAAGGAACCAATACAATATTCGCAAACTTACAACACCTATCAAGAATGTATAGCGGCAGGCTATCTCAAAGGCATTGAGTATAATAATTTATTACCCAGTAATTTCATAAACAAACACCGGGTTTATATGAAATTCACTTGCAGGAAAGTTAATGAAACCTAAAAAAAAAACAACAAAAGTAATCGCTAATCGAAACGGAATAAGAATATCCTATCACGAAAAGATATGCGCTGAACGGATGAAAACTCTATTCAAAGCTATTGATGAAATGAGAAAAGACATAAAGGAATTAAAAGGTTTTATGAATAGAGGAAAGGGAGCGGCGACTATTATGATGATCTTGGGAGGATTAATCGGTTCTTTCTTTTATTTTTTAAAATGAGTAAAAGGCTGCGAATTACCGCTGCCAAAGGAATATCTAATGAACTACTAGCACAAGCCAAATTTGCCAAGAATCCTAACCTGGTGGTCTTTACCCCGGTGGGAGGAAAGGGACCCATTGACATCTTAACCTTGGATTTAAAGACAGGGGAATATACCGCCTACGATGTCAAGACTCGGAACTACCGGTCTAATGGGTATGGTATTGCTAGAGGGAGAACGGATGAACAAAAAAAACTAGGTGTTAAAATTTTTAATTTTGACCCGGATAAGGATATATAACTTATGGATGATGTTAAGGAACGAATCAAGAAACACGAAGGCTTTAGAGATACTGTGTATGCCGATAGTCTGGGTAAATCTACTATTGGTTATGGTCATCTGGTACTATCCACCGATCATTTTGTGGAAGGTCAGCAATATCCTAAAGAAACTTTGGAAGAGCTTTTCGACCTGGATTTCAACGAAGCTCTACAATCTGCGGATGACTTACTTCAAGGATTGGAAGAAATAAATCAAGATGCTAGAGGTGTCATTTGTGAAATGTGTTTTCAATTAGGCAAACCTAGAACGATGAAATTCAAAAGAATGTGGGAAGGAATCAGATCTGGAAATTTTGACAAGGCTGCTGATGAAATGTTAGATAGTAATTGGCACAAACAAACGCCAGGAAGATGCGAAGATCTTGCAGAAGTAATGAGAAATAGTAATAAATAATATGTGGTTCGGATTAGCAAAAATGGCAATTAGCACAGGCGCAAAAGTCTATGCTAATAAACAGAAACAGAAAGAAGCGATGTCTGCTGCTGCTTTACTAACAGCAGAAAAGATGGCGCGAGGGGAAACCGAATACCAAGGCAAACTTTTGGAGGCACGGCAATCCGATTTTAAGGATGAATTTGTTTTGATAATATTATCGGCTCCAATCCTGGTACTTGCCTGGGC